ATTCTCTTTGGCAAGTTTATCAATCTTGTTAAGCAGCGTATCGTATAGGTCTTGATGTGATTGCATTACCACACGCACCTTAATGACATTGCACATTTGTTCGTAGGCATTCATTTGAGATTCTTAATGTAGCGTTGAATGGTTATATTAGAAACTTTGAATGCACGGCAAGCTTGTGTTTGAGACATACCGTGATTCTTAATTTTATCGTATGCAGATTTGCATAAAGATTTAATTTCTTCTCGTGTGCGCTGAACCTGTATCTTGCCAGCACTTGATTTTCTTCCGCTTGGAAGACTGATCAAACGATGATATTTAATCCAATCATACATTTGCTCTGTCTCAATGCAAAACTTTTCGCATACTTGCTTAACGCTTTTCTTATTCTTTTGTCCCCACAAATAGGCATACTCTTTAATACCACGCTTTTTGATACCAGCTCTTTCACCTTCCAGTTTAAATGGAAAGTGATTGTGCTTTTTATTAAGCGTTTGATATTCTGAGAACCAAGTCTCGGCTAGATCGTAGATGTGCATAAGTTAATATCCATAATGTGCGTTAAGAATATCAGCTAACAATTCTGGTGATATACAGAGAGCCAATGCGGCTGCTCGTAGTGAGTTTGATTTAGGGTCGAACTTTTTCATATGGAAATTATGAAGGTAAATACCAGCCCTTGCCAAAGCGGTGGGCTTGTTTACCGATGTAGTTAGTACCATCAACCTTGTAATACATAAAGCCATTCTGCCAGCGTAGCGTGGAGCTGTGTCGCATAGCGTATTCAGCCCTGCTGATATCCATAGCGCAACCACAAAGCCACGATGCTCCACCTTCAAATGACTCGTTGTTGAGTTGCTCAAGGCGATGTAGGTGACCCATTGTAAATCCACCACCTGGCGATCCAAATGTCCGTGCGTCTTTAAGCAGGGCATTTTGACCGTGGCTAAAGCCGTGTATCCAAGTCAATGGGCCTAAGACAATCCGTCCTTCCTTGACCGTATATGGCTTAATAACTTTGCACCCTACCTTGCGCAGCGTACGCATCATTAAGTCTTGAATCTTCTGCATATCTTCACGGTCTTTAATTGAGTCTGTGCTATGCAAGATTTGACGGATTCGATCATCGTGGTTACCCATTAACATATGAGTAGGACGATAAGCCTCAAGCCATTTGATGCCCGCATTGAGATCGTCTTCAAGTCCTTCTCTGGCTTCAGCAGATGACTTATCAATGCCTCGTCTTGCCCAACGGAAGTCCCAGTTATCTCCCATATGAATTCGATATGTGGGCTTTACCCGCTTAGTGAAAGATAGGATTTGGTTCAGCGTATCAGTACACGCAAGATCACCGTGGTTATCGGCCATTGCAACCGCATCAAATTTATTCATTTTATGTGTCGTAGTGGAGTTGGCAGATCGTATTGTTTGCAGTAATAGTAGACACCCCTGCGAGAAGCACCAGTAATTTTACAAGCTTTGCTTATGCCACATTCAAGTGCTAGCAAATAAGTTACTCTGGTTTTAAGACCTGGCTTAATCTTGCCGAACTTCTTTGTAGCTACAATTCGTTTAGCTTGTTCATCCAAGTTATGAGTTGTAGCTTCAATAGGAAGTTTATTTATCTTTGCATAATTAATGATGGCACTAACCTTAACTTTCCAAGATTTAGCCGCATCGCTTAATGCACATTTTGATTTAATAACCATTTCATATGCACGGATTACATTAGGTGCTTCTTTAATAATTGACTGATCAACTGTTGGTTGCATAGCAGCCATCATCTGACGAACCCGCATAGGATCTAAGAGTTTATTCATTGCTTGTAAGTTTAAGTCCGTAGTTAAGTACTTCCATTACTTCTTCATCCGTAATACGGACAAAGATGCAATCGATTTGTTGTTTAGAACCAGTCCTTTCATCGAGGACATTTGGTTCATCGTATGGGTCATAAGGAATGTGTTTCATATTATTTAGAATGGTACATCATCGACTGGTTCGTCTGCTGCTGGCGCTGATTTAGCTCCAGAGGCGGCAGCAAACAGGGCTTCTGCTCGCTCCTTAAGGTTAATGTCCTTTTGTGAAATCTTGCCGTTGTAGGGCTTAGGAGTATATACCTTTGCCCAGTAATAAAGGTCGCCACACTTCTTATCCTTTGAACCCTTCATAGGTAATGAAGACAATGGCTGGCCTTTACAGTCACCAAATGGAATGATTGGATCGTCACCAGAGACTGGTGTTGCTCGCTTTACTGGAGCGGTATCTTTCACAAAAGAGTTTACTATTTCTTCTTGATTAAATGACTCTTGCATTGAAGCAGCAGTTGCCGCATCGATGCCTGGAGGATTCCAGCGGAAGCGTGTGCCTGTCTTAGTCTTGCCATCATACTTACCTTTAGGGTCAATGATTGCCCAAGTCTCTGGGAGGTCATAAAGATAGCGTCCAATGCCAAGATTAACCACGGCTCGCTTCATAGCGCCAGATGCCGCTGACTTGAATGGATCGATATCACCGTTAGCTTCTACGGCACATACACCTGTTACAGATCGTGATTGTCCTTCACGGTCTGCTAGTCCGTCAATGCTAATCTCAACAATACATACGGCTTTGTCACCGATTTGTTGAAATGTTTCACGAGATGACCATCCATCTAAAAAGACTTCATCGAGTCGTTCCATTGCGGCACGATTGTCGATATAGCACAGGCATTTAGCCCAGATGCTACCATCTGACTTCTCGCCACACGATTGGAGTCTCCACTCAATGCGGTCTGGGGTGAATGGTTTGCGTAGTTGTTCTAATATATTATTCATTGTTGTAGGGAAAATTATTCAATATCAAAATTGTTCTCTGGAAATATACCAGTCTTCATATAAGATTGCCAAGTATCAAATGATGCTTCGTGGTTACGCCACGCTGCATTGAATGCGTCAAGTGTTTCTGGATCGAGATCACGACCATTGTTAGTGTGAAAGTATCGTAAGGAATGAAATACTTTATTTAACTTATCTTGTAAATACAAGATTGAATCTTGTTGTTGTTGAAACTTGGCTTCAATGGCATCAGCTTCTCGTGAAACAATAACAAGCAAAGCGTGAATGTTTGTAGTTTTATCGTTCATATTATTTGCAAATAATTAGTTCAGCTCTGCGCAGGATTGCGTAAGACTTAGATGGAAGTTCAAATGTATATGGGTCAAACTTAAATTGGGACGCACGAGCAAACCCCATATTGTAAGCCATATATAATTGTAAATGCGTTGGGTTAATGCCACGCAATTTAAACTTATGTTCAAGTAATTTGAAATAATATATAGCGGCTACACGACCAATGTATGGATCGGTTGCACCTATTTTCCAAGGACGAGATTCAATGGAAATTACAAAACCATTTTGATCCTGTGCATTGCAAAACTCGTACCATTTTAATGCATCAATATACGCTGCTTCGTGAAGCTGCCAAGCACCCCTTGCAAGACCTTTGTCTCCTACGGCATCATAGTTAAAATTTGATTCAACGATGGCAACACGATTGATAAAATCTGTTGTTATAGGCTGGGCAGAAAGCCCAACTGCGGATAATAATAATGTGAATAATTTCATAAGGCAGTTATTGGTATGAATGCTGTGCGAACTGCTGTCAACCATTATTCTTTAAGTTTGTTAATAAAATATTTAGACATTCTTCTCTGGCCGCTTCCAGGTGCTTGCACCTACGCTCTGGTTCGGGCAAATCTTTGAGTCTAAATAACCAATGTTTACAGGTACAAGATGTCTGTAACAGGTCGATATCGTAAGCGCCAGAATCCCCTTTGGCTATCCAATATACAGGGGGGTTAATCTTGCCTACTGGCTCAAGCGTGAATGGTGGTAAAGTAGTCACGGAGTCTACGGATGAATGCCTCTGCGGTTTCTTTATTGTTGAATCGGTCATACAATGTTTTACTGTTATAATTAGTTGTTATAATTGTAGTGCGATTATTGGATGTACGCTCGTCAATGATTGCAAACAAGTCGGCTTCCATTCGTTGCGTGAATCGTTCCTTGCCTAGATCGTCAAAGCAAAGCAACGGAACATTGCAAAAGTAATCCAGCACCTGTCCGTGCTTATGGTCTTCAAAGCCTTTCTCGATTGCCATCTCAAGCTTACGCATTGGCAGCCACACGGCCTTATCTGGGAATGATGCTAGCCACAGTCGGTTAAATACAATCCAAGCTGTGCGGGTCTTTCCAGCACCAGTAGTTCCGTGAAGCAGTAATGATTTCTTGTCAGTTGGTGTCCACTCCGATGCTGACTGCAATGTGTCGCAAAAGCGTGTTACATCGGTATCACGAAAAGCAATCGGGTAATCGGGAAATTTATCAAGCCATACCAAGTCGTGCTTTTCCATATACGCTGGGTAAGCAAAAGGATAATCCCAGTACTCTGTCTTACCAGACTCAGCGCAAGTTCTACAAGTATAGTATCGTGCAACAATTGTATTCTTGTTTGTATCTAACATCGGGGACACCGTGCCTTGGCATCCGCTGCATCGCATCTTAGAAGCCATTAGCGTGATCCTTTGGAGTTAAGATTTTTGTAAAAGGTTTACTATTTCCTTTAGCACTCTCTGGAAATAAACCCTGCCAATCGTTAGCTATGGATCGCTCGATTGTTGCTATGGCTTCCTGCTCCGTGAGTACAGATAACATTTTTAACTGCTTGTCTTTTGCAAACCCAGATAGCTTCTTCTTTGTCTTACTTCGATAATTAACCCACTCTTCCCAAACCTTTCGGAACATTGCACCGTGAGGCAATGGGGTTTGGGGTGTATCTATCTCATTTATATTCTCTCTTTTACTCTTGGGTGACAGATTGGCGTGAGGGTCACGACAACTTGGCGTGAGGGTCACGACAGATTGGCGTGAGGGTGATGAGGCTGAATATGACCCTACAGTCTGCACCCTACGCTGGTTACCAGCTGCCTCATTAATAATCTTAATTACCAAACCGATCTCCTCAAGGTGGGATAGATACCTCTGGATTGCCCTCTCGCTGACTCCTAGGCGGCTCGCCAGCCAGTCATTGGATGCCCAGCAACCTTTGCCCCCATCCAAGACCTCTAGAAGACCATAGAGAGCCTTTTCTTCCAATGAGATATCTATCCGTGAAAGTACTGCCCCTGGAATCCAGAGACCAAACCCTTCCTTTATTTCAGCCATTAGACTGTGTCTCCTAAGCTGAGATTAAGCGGCTTACCAAAGTTAAACCCTGGAAATACATCAGACTCATAGCACTCGTTGTATAATCGATAGTACTCATCTAATCGCATTTCAGCGTGAGCAAGCCAACCCTCATCTAGTATTACCTTTACGCAATCGTGTGCAGCAGTTTCAGTCTCAACAAAGTACAGCGCCATTTCGTGTGGTGTATCACCTGTTACGATCTGTAACATCCTGCGATAATGTACCAACTGCAAATCATATCCACGGTCACGGATATCCCAGAACAAAGACTTTTTTGTAAACGGTTTACCATAAGTTTTAATATCCCCAACAATCATTCCTCTTCCACGGTGCAGGATATCAATGCGAGCCTTCATTGGAAAACCATATTTAGGATGGTCTGCATATAGCGTTACTTCAGAATCAAAACCAAGTTTTATTAAATCTGAATAATATGGGTAAGACTCCATTGATATAGCACATTGTTTACCAGTTTCCATAGCCGATGGAGAAAGCAGAATACCATTGGGATTATTGCGCTTCCATTCATCTCTAGCTTTGCGTGATCCTTCACCAGTAGTTGGCATAACCGCAAAGTTATTAAGATTGCACCTATCAATTAATAGTGCGTGAACATAGTTGCCTAGGTCGGTTGAAGCCGATGATTCAAACTCATCGGTCTTAGCGTATAGTGGTGAAACTGCAAACTTTTTAAGGAAGGATGCATTTACACCAGCGTTCTTTTTATATTCCTCAAACGACAGGTCGAGGATGATTTGTGGTTTTGTCATATGTGTGTGGGAAATTATTCTGCTGCATAATCATCAATGCCGATGACAATAAAACTTTTATCAGAGTATACTTTGGACATTGCAAGCTCAACAATTAAAGAATCATCTTTAAGCAGACCAGCCTGTACGATGGCATCAAGTATAAGCTTGGCTAAGTTATCTAGGTCTGGGCGGGTAGCTTTAGGAACACGAACTAGGCCATCACACTTGGCAACTTTAGCCGACTCAATGGTGTGGGCATAATTGATATCAATGTATAACTGCACAGGTCGGTCAATAGGCTCACCCTTGTAATAACTTTTTAGCAAAAGGGTAGCTTGATTGCTCCACTTTTTAGCAGAAGATTTTGCAGTTTTACCAATGAATTGTCGGCCATCCTTTGTTTTAAGGATACGCAATGCTGCTTGGTTGCTAGGTGGTGGATCAATAGGGAGTAAGAATTTAAGCATTTAAACCCTATGCCTATTGACTTTTGCAAAGTCAACCACATAGTTTAGAAATGGATACCGACCCTAAATTTCAACGATTAGATAAAAAGCCTGCTGCTGGTAAGAATTTACCTAAGCCTACTAAGAAACGCATAGAGACTTTACTTAAGCAGGGTATGCCTCCAGCCGAAACATCAAAACTGGTAG